GTATCCCAAGCGGAAGACACCTTCAATTATTTACAACTTTTAGAAAAAGGTAAAAAAGAAGAAGCGGCTGTAATAAAAACAAGAATAGATGAAAGGGATAAGTTAGTTTTATCGTATAACCAAGTTGCCGAAGCAATCCTAACTGGTGTTATTAGAACAGACAACTTCGTAAAAGGATTGAAAGAAGTAGGGGAACAAAGTGATAAGAACTTACTTAAAATCAAAAACTACAAAGAACAAATTGATAAGACATTTGACCCCGCAAATCTTGAAGGATTAAAAAATTATTTCAAGCAAAACGCAGATGACTTTTTGGTTATATTCACAGACATATTAGACAACGAAGAAAAGTATTTTGGTAAGTTAGGTGAAGCAGGTATTACCGCTTTGTTTAGTGGTATTGATGAAGGGTTAAAAGATGTTGAAGGTAAGACAAGAACCGAACTTGAAAATATCCAAAAGTTCTTAAAAGTATTTGGGGACGAGTTTGCTAAAGATTTTGGACTGGCTGAAAACCCATTCTTGAAAACCTTAAACGCAATTAGTAAGAAGTTAAAAGAACTACCAACAGAAAGTCAGGAAGCATTTACCAAAACATTAAATAATATTAAAGATGTTGCTGATAAGGTATTATCTGCGTTTCAACAAATATCATCAGGATTATCTAATATCGTTCAATTACAGAATAGTTTGTTGTTGGAACAATTAGATTATCAACAAGCTCAAGCACTTAAAGCGATTGATGAAATAAATGATGATAGTGAAGAAGGACAGAAGAAAAGAAATGAAGAAAGATTAAAGGCTGAAAAAGATTATCAAAAGAAAAGGTTTGAGATTGAAAAGAAAGCCAGAGTTCAAGAATTACAATTCGCATTAGCCAACGCATTAGCGTCATCGGCACAGGCAATTATTGGAGCATTAGCAACACCACCACTAGGGGTTGGTATTGCGTTGTCCGCAGTTTTGGCTGGACTTACAGCATTTCAAGTTGGGGTAATCAACGACCAAATACAATTCACACAAAACAAACAATATTTAGGTAGAACGGGTGGATTAGTAGAAGGTTCATCACACGATACTTATGGTGGTGGCGTTCCAACTTTATTGGAAGGTGGGGAGTTCATCTTAAACAAAGAAGCCGTTAGAGCCTACGGCGACCAAATAAGTATGATGTCTTCAGCGACGGGCGGGAAGCCGATGTCTATTGATGATAGTAGAATAGTTCAAGCAATCGCTAAACAAAACTTATCTACAAAAACACCACTAAAGGCTTATGTTCTGTATAACGACATTCAGGACACAACAAAATTAAATAAAAAAATAGAACAATTAGCACGACTATAATGAAAGTATTTGAGTTAAAAATAGACGAAGAAGATGATATGTCTGGTATTCAGTATATCAGTATTGTAAAAGAACCCGCAACACAGATTTCGTGGGAAGTTTTCAACAATCAGGAAGAACCTATAAGTTGTTCCCATAAAGAAGATTTACCACAGGAAGCAATTGACCTGTTGGATAATTACGGAATGGAAGTTAGTAATGAAGCATTCTTCAACGCAACAATAAAAGAAATTGATGAATTGGTTATTGAAAACTTTGCTGTTCCATCAATCAATCCTAACCCAAGAGCAGAAAGTAGATGGGACGATACTAGTGATAAAGCATCTGTTATTACAAGATACATCTATGTTGTAGATACTGGCGTTGGAGCCCCATTAAAACCACTTTCAAGACAATTATGTCGTAAGATGTTATTATCACAAAAGGTATGGTCTAAAGATGATATGGCAGCATATTCATTACAATTATCTTCACAAGGCGATACATTTAAGTTAGTTCCAAGAGCCAAAACGGCACCTAATGTGGATTTCTTCCAATACAAAGGTGGAAATAGATGTTGCCATAGATGGCTACAAATAGATTTTCCTATTGGATTAAATGAAACTTATGAAGAAGCATTAGCAAAAATCCCACTTAAAGCACAATCAGCTTTAGGTAAAGGTGATAATGTTGGTGGTTCAGGTCGTCCATTTGAGAGCGAAGCAAGATATATGAATAGATTACCTAAATCAGTTAGGGGTAATATGTCGGCTCAAGATGAAATGAAACCAATAGGTTTTCATTTCGGTCTGTTTGTTTATCCAACAAGGTTCGCAGCCCTGATGGCTGAACCAACAGCAAAAATCATTTCTAAAGTAAAGTTAGGTATTATGGAAGGGTATTGTCCCGTTGATATAGATTACGACTATTACGAAGGAACTGGTGAAGTATTAGAAAAGTTTAATGTTAGGGAAGCGTTCGCTGTTCCTACAAAAGAAATACAGGACACGGCACAAAGGGTTCTTGATTGGGTTGAAGAAAATGGTTGGGGAAGTTGTGGGACTGAAGTTGGTAAGATTAGAGCAAACCAACTGGCAAAAGGCGACAACATTTCCCTTGAAACCATTACAAGAATGTTTAGTTATTTATCCCGTCATAAAGTAGATTTGGAAAGTTCTAAATCTTACGATGATGGTTGTGGAAAACTTATGTATGATAGTTGGGGTGGTGAAGCAGCGTTAGGTTGGGCTGAAAGGGAAATGAAGAAGGCAACCGAAATGAATGTAATGTTTTCCGCTGATGACTTCAAGGGTGATATTACCGCAGTTGTATTCCAACCAAATCAAAAGATATACAGATGGGATAGTGAAACTAATACCCCTTATTATGTCTTTATGTCCCGTGATACTATTAGAAAGATGTTGATGAAATTATCAAGATTGAAACCTAAAAACCTTATCAACTACGAACATTCAGGAATGGTGTTTAGTGGTGATGATGTTTATACCTACGAAAATTGGTTGGTTAGTGATAATCCAAAGATGGATAAATCGTATGAAATATTCGGCAGGGAGTTTGAGCCTGGCACTTGGATTACAACCATTCATTTCAAGGACAGAAGGATTTTTGATGAGTTTGTATTATCCCAAAAGGCTAGTTCAATTTCATTAGAAGGTATGTTTGAGGAAGTCCCATTCAATTTCTTTGATGTTAAAAAAGAAGAAGCATTTATTGATGTTAGACCTGGTGAAAGTGAAAGTGATTATGTGGGTAGATGTGTTAGTTCAAGTGAAATGATGGGAGAGTTTCCTGATGAAAAACAACGACTAGCGGTATGTTATTCACAATACAAAGAAAAGTTTAATTTCCCAAAAGGAACTTGTTGGGAAGGTTATGAACCTTACGGAACTAAAATATTAGATGGTCGTGAAGTTCCTAATTGTGTTCCAATCAAAGCGACTGAAGAGTTCATTACAGAATATATCCCTTATGAAGATATAGCAGAACAATATTGTAATTGTGATTATGGTTATACTGCTATTGGTTTTAAGATAGGTGATAGAAGTGAATACAAGTGTGTTGAAGAAAATAGCCAAGAGGCTATGGACTACAACGCAGCACAACTTGTTATGAAATTAGAAGCACTACTAAAAGAAATGGATAAATCTATGTCTTAAACATTTAAGTCATATATTTATCATAAACAATAAAAAAAAAATAAACTATGAAAAATATTGAATTATTACAAAAAGTCGCTGACCTAGTTGGCTTTAAGTTTTCAAGTGTTTCCCATTCCTTCGCTGAAGTAGAATTAGATGGTGGCGTAATCATCACCAATTCAACTGAAGGGGAGTTCCTTTTGGGTGATACTATTAGTGTTAAAAACGAAGACGGAACATTTACACAAGTAGGTTCTGGAACGCACAGATTGGCTGACGGAATGAAAATCTTTATCACAGATGAAGAAGGAAAGTTGGTTGAAATCAAAGACGCTATGGAAGACGAAGTAGAAGACGAAGGTGTGGTTATTGTTGATGCTGAAAAAGAAAAAATGGAAAGCACACAATTAGACGCATTAAAACAAGCGATACACGATGTATTGTTTGCGTTTGAAGCAAACACTAAAGAAATTGCTGACTTGAAAGCAGATTTACAAGCCTTCAAGAATGAAGCAAAACACGCTCCCTTAAAAGAGGATACTTTGATGTCTAACGCTTTTTCAAGCGACAGCAGGTATGAAATCTTGAAAAAGATGAAATTAAACAAATAAAAAAAAACAAAAAATTAAAAAACAATAATTATGAAAAATCTTAAAAACTTCAATTTTGATTTTGATACTACTGGAATGGTAGATTACTTGAACGCAAACGCAGATTTGCTTTTATCAAAAATCGTTATAGACACTATTGAAAGTTCTACTTACAAAGTTGTCCCTAACATAAAGTTTGGCGAACTAATCCCTGTATATGAAACAGGTGCGATTGACGACATCGCTTTTCCAGGTAATTCTTGTTCCTTCACAGGCGGAACGATTGAATTGACTGAAAGAGAATTAAAGGTATGCCAATACAACATACAAAAGAACTGGTGTGATGATGAATTGAATAGAACAATTATGTCTATTAGATTATCACCAGGTTCTTACCCACCTAACTTGGCTCCTTCAGTTGAAGAAGCGTTTATGAATGATATTGCGAAGAAAGCATCGGTTTATGCTTCAAGAAAGTTTTGGAACGCTGAAACGGCTACTGATGGTTGTTCTGGTGTGATAGAGCAGTTGGAAAGCGCACCTTTCACAGCAGAAACAATCAACAAAACATATACTGCGATGACTATAAATAATGCGGTTTCCGTAGCAGATGCCTACATATTGGCACTTCCTGCTCCGTTAAAAGTCATCAATACTATTATGGCGTTGAACCACAACGATTTCCAAGCACTTCAGTTGGCTTTAAGAAACCAAAACTTATTCAACTTTAACCCAATTACTTTGGCGAACGGACAAATGGCAATCCAAATCCCATTCACAAATGTAATCGCTATTTCTTGTGAAATCGCTGCTGGTTATATGGTTTTGACTAACGCTGAAAACTTGATGATGGGAACTGACTTGTTGAGCGACATTTCTTCACCTATTTCTTGGTATTCTTTGGATTTCCAACAAACAAGATTAAAGTTGGCTATGAAGATTGGTTCTGCTGTAGGTATTCCTTCACAGGTAGTTTTCGCAAAATAATTAAATAATCACATTCCTAATGGTTTATAGTCCTACGGGGCTATAAACCAAATAAGGAAGATAAAAAAATAACAAAAAATATAATAACATAAAATTATGGCTTCTAATTGTATTATCACAAGCGGATTAGCACTTGCTAGTTGTGTAAATAATGTTCCTGGTATTGACGAATTATTCGTTTTAACATCTACAGGAACTTCTACAGACGCACAATTCGCTTCAATCACTTACGACCCTGATGGGTATATCACATCATTTTCAGCTGCTACTACAGGTTTAACTTTCCAACAAATAGATTTAGTTAGAAATAGTAGTGCTGCGTTGAATGAAGAAACATCAATCAACTTACCATCACTAGGTTTCACATTCCTTACTAAACTTTTATTCACAATTCCTGGTTATTCACAGGAAAACACAAACCTTTACCAACAAATCGTAAAGAACACACAATCTTACTTCATCGTAAAGTTGAAGACAGGTAAGTTTTTCTTGGCGGGTGCTGATGTAAATGGTGGTGGTGGAATGTATGTTGAAACAGCAGGTATTGTTTCTGGTTCATTACCAGGGGACGACCAGTTGTATTCAATCGGTTTAACTTCACAAAGTTCAATCAGCGTTCCTGAAATGTTAGTATCTACTACCTTGTCTGCTTTCGTAGCAGGTTCAGGTTTCGGTTTATACTACAACAACTAATTAAAAAAATACTTTTTAATGGGGGGTAAAAACCCCCATTTTTTTAAGCCAATTATGTTGGAAGTAATCAAAGATATTAGGGTTAGAAAGGACAACACTTATGTCCCAATAACACGATATATTTTAACTAACTTACGACTTGATTTACATAGTGAAATAATTACAATAAAGGTTCTATTCTACAGGAATGATGACCTAATATTTACCAAGTTATTTAATATGGGTAAATGTGGTGATACGAATGTGAATGACCTAATCAAACAGGTTCATCAACAAATACAAAATGAAGGTTAAATCATTACTTACCCAATACTTCCAAGGCGAACAAGTGTATAATTACGGGGGACAAATCCCACCAATTTTATTTCCTGACCCATCACCAAGTCCAATTCCACCTACGCCAACGCCTACGCCTACCAACACTACTACACCAACGCCGACGCCTTCTATTACCCCTTCAATCACACCAACGATTACCAACACACCTACTAATACAAAAACGCCTACACCGACAAGAACTTCAACTGCGACACCAACACCAACGAATACCCCAAGTCAAACGCCAGCGGGATTTGACCCTGATGCCGCTGCTTACTTATCTGCCGTTGTTGCTGCGGGTGGTGCTGTTTCATCACCGATGTCTGCGGCAACAAATAATATGTTCTTGGCGTTAAAGTCAAATGGACTTTATACAAGAATAGACGCTATGTATCCAGTTCTAGGTGGCACGGCAGCATCACACAAGTTTAATGCTATAAATCCATTAGATACTGATGCCGCATTTAGATTGACTTTTAATGGTGTTTGGACGCATAACGCATCTGGTATGATAAATAATGGTGGTCCAGGAACATACGCAGAAACTTATTATGACGCATCTTTAGTTGTTCCAACAGCTGCAGACCAATCTGTATCAATTTATACAACAACATTAAGCAATAAAGGAGTTCAAGATATAGGTTCAACAAATACAACAGCAGGAACTATTGAGGTTGGTATTTATACATCATTTAGTAGCGTTCAATTTATATCAAATGTTAAATCGGCTGCATCATCGTATCGTTCATATAATCAACCTTCAGCAGCAGGTATTGGATACTTTATCGCAACATCAACAGGAACAGATGTTTTGGGAACTAAAGATGGTGTGTTAGTTGTTAATAATACACAAATACCAGATTTCACAAACAAAACACATTACATAGGTAATAGTAATGGAAATCTTGGTATTGGTAATCCATCAAATATAATATTCGCTCATTTTGGAAGACAATTTAGTTCAGGTGAAATGACTACATTATCAAGTATAATCAACGCATTCCAAACCGCATTAGGAAGAAACACATATTAAAATATGATATACATAGAACAAAACGCAGTCAATAACATCTTCGTAAATGTATCCCAATACAAGACGGGGAACTTTGGTGCCAATCCAAAATACCTGTGGAGATTACAGAACGCTCAAGGTAGAAACATCGTAAGTTTCTACCCTGAAAACAGCACATCTACTTACCCAAGTGCTTATACTGGTCGTTATGATGTATTCACATTTAACACATTTAAGAACCAACCTGAAAACTATATTTATAGTGCGGGAACTGATTGTAATTTACACCTTGTAAATGAAAACCAATACTGGTTAGGGATTTATGAAATGCCACCTAATTCAACATCATTAAATCCTTCAGGTGAAAAGTTGTTAAATAGTTTGGCGTTTATATTCGTTCCTGTTGAAAACGAGTTTTATACAGGTAATACTGCGAACTTTGAGCCTAATAAAATCTACTATAAGAATGGTGATGGTATAACACCGACGCCATCAAACACGGCATCACCAACGCCGACGCCTTCTATCACCCCTTCCATTACCCCTTCAATCACACCTACAAATACGGGAACACCTACGCAGACGCCGACTTCCACTTTAACACCTACGCCTTCAATTACGGCTACTTCCACTTTAACACCTACACCTTCAATTACCCCAACAAATACGGGAACACCTACGCAGACACCGACTTCCACTTTAACACCTACGCCTTCAATTAGCCCAACGAACACAGGGACACCTACGCAGACACCGACTTCCACTTTAACGCCAACGCCTTCCATTACCCCAACGAATACAGGGACACCAACGCCAACGCCTTCCATTACCCCTTCAATCACACCAACGAACACACAAACGACTACGCCGACCCCGACAATTACGCCAAGTTCAACACAAATACCTATATTTGTTGCTGGCGGTGAAACGACAAATAAATTAGGTTATTCCAACGATGGTATAACTTGGTCGGCATCTACAAATGGTAATTCAATATTCGGGACTGGAGTTTTTGGTCTTGGTTGGAATGGTAGTAGATTTGTTGCTGGCGGTGTTGGAACAAATGTTTTAGGTTATTCCAACGATGGTTTAACTTGGTCGGCATCTACAAATGGTAATTCAATATTTAATAATTTTGTAAATGCTATTGCTTGGAATGGTTCATTATGGGTCGCTGGTTCAAGTCAGGGAACAAATAAATTAGCATATTCTACCGATGGTTTAACTTGGACTAATTCGTCAAATGGTAATACAATATTCACTTCTGGTGTTTATGGTATTGCTTGGAATGGTAGTAGATTTGTTGCTGGCGGTTATGGAACAAATAGATTAGGTTATTCCAACGATGGTATAACTTGGTCGGCATCTACAAATGGTAATTCATTTATCACATCACAAGGTAGAGATGTTGCTTGGAATGGTTCATTATGGGTTGCTGTCGGTCTAGGCGGGGATAGAATAGCAGTTTCCAACGATGGTATAACTTGGTCGGCATCTACAAATGGTAGTAGTATATTCAGTAGTAGTGTTGATTGTGTTGCTTGGAATGGTAGTAGATTTGTCGCTGGTGGAAGTGGAACAAATGTTTTAGGTTATTCCAACGATGGTTTAACTTGGACTGGTTCGTCAAATGGTAATACAATATTCGCAACAAGTGGAGCATCACCAACATCACATTCGGTTTCTTGGAATGGTAGTAAGTTTATAGTAGTGGGTAATACTTATGCTGGTCCTGGAGTATCAAATCCCCGTCCAGTAATAGCATATTCTACTGATGGTATTACTTGGAGCGCTTCAACAAATACAAGTGTAGCATTTGGTGTAAGTGATTTATATGCTTCAACATCTAAACCAGGCCCTAATCTTTACCCACCTAGATAATTAAACTACAAACAATAAAGGTATAACTTATATTTATAGAAATATGGAAAACATACAGAAACCAATAGAACCTAAAATCCATTCGTTTAATGTTGATTATCAAATCAACAGATTAGACACCCGTGAAAATAGGGAAGCAACCGAAAGAAGCAAGCCTTGGGTTATGTGGGGATTACGAAATGATTACCCACAATTTATCCTTCAAGTAAAAGAACATTCACCTACGATGTCGGTGGCTATTGATGCTAAAGTAAATATGACCTATGGCGATGGTGTTGAAATTGAAGATTTAGGAAATGTGTTGGTGAATAAATACGAAACGATTAGTGAATTATATTACAAAGTATTTTATGATATTTGGTTATTCGGTGGTTATAGTTTGGAAGTAATTAAAAGCCGTGATGGAAGTAGAATTGAAAGTATTTACCATATTCCATTCCAAGATGTTCGTGTTGGAAAACAAGATGTAGAAATACACAACAGGGAAAATGGTGTTTTTTATGTATGTGAAGATTGGCAGAACACACAACAAAAAAGATTAGTTGTAAAGTTCCAATCATTAAATATGGAAACCCGTGAAGGTCGTGAAATGGTATATTGGAAAGATTATACCCCAACGATGAATAGACACTACCCTTTAACACCATATCAATCTTCTATTGATAGTTGTGTATTGGAAGCAGAAATCTACCAATTCCACAAGACAAACTTGGCAGCATCACTTATGCCGAACTTATTTGTAAGTTTGATAGGAGACCCTACCCCTGAAGAACGACTTTCTACATACGAAGAATTGGTTAGGTCTTATCAAGGAAAGAACGGACAAAAACTTATGTTGGCGTTCAGTAATTCTGCTGATGAAAGACCTGTTATTGAACCAATCAGTAATACGGGTAATGATAGTTTCTATACCGAAATATTACAAATGTGCGTTCAGGCAATCCTTACAGGACAACAAGTCGCATCACCATTACTTCTTGGTATTTCAACCTTGAATAATTCAGCATTCAGTCAAAACGCAGAAGAAATAAATGTGGCTTGGAACTTGATGATGGAAACCACAATTAAGCCTATGGTTAGAAAAGCAAACGCATCTATTGAAAACATATTAGCGTTAAAATACGATAGACCAATTAAATTGATAAACAAGTTTAGAACACCTGAATTATGATATATTGGATAGACGAAAGTTATGTTCGTGATAATTTACCTGTAGAATATTCCCTTTTAAGTGGAAACATCTTACCTGCCTTACAACAGGCTCACTTCATCAACGCTCGTGATATATTGGGTGATAGATTGTTTGATAAGATAAATGAATTGATTATCACCAACACGATTGATGACCCTGCTAATGAAAGGTTCAAGTTCTTATTGGATAATTACCTACAGAATGTAGTGTTGTATTGGACGATGAATTATCTAACAATCAACCTATTAGCAAAATACGCAAACAGGGGCGTTCAATCACAACAAGGGGAGTTCAGTAATAATGTTGATTTATCTGTTTGGCGAACCTTGAAAAATGAGTTTCAAGATTTAGCAACTTATTATAGTCAAAGATGTAATGATTGGTTATACTGGAACCAAAACGATTATGTCCCATACTATACTTATATGCTTTCCAACGGATTACAACCAGCAAATCCCCGTGATAAGTTTAGAAATGGTGGTCTTGTTTTAGGAGCTCGTAGAAGGTTCAGCTATAACAATATGTGCTGCTACTAATAAAGTGTCTTAAACACCAAATAAAGTGTATCTACCGAAGTATAATAGGGGTGAAAGTATATCGGGTTATGTAGCCCGTTGTTCCACTACTGCTGATATGGTTAGAAATGTAGGACAGATTGGGGTAAGACAATCCATTTGTAAAGAACACGCAGAACAAATGCGTCAAGCACTACGACAACCTTTTACTGAACCTGAACGAAAGTTGGGTCAAAAATAATTTAATTTTATTTTTTATTAGTTTGACTTTTGTTCCATCAGGAACTATTTATTGTATATGGGAAACAATAATAAGAAGGAAGTGCGACCCGTTGCGGAACGCCACCTTCACGACAAACTTACCAACAAAGAATATCTTATCGTTAAACAACAAGAATGGCAAAGGGAATTATCCCTTGAAAAGTCCATAAACTTTTATCAAAACTTAAAGAAGTAAGATTATGGGAAGACCAGTATTATCACCGACACAAGTTCGTAAAATTAAAATGTTATTGGAAACGGGGGATTACACCCATCAGCAAATAGCAGAAAAATACAAAGTATCACGAACACAGATTACCAAAATCAATATCGGGTTGAAGAACCCTATGGATAAAAACGGAAGGTGGGGAGATATAGAGCTCTAACCAAAAGTCCTAAAGGATTTATTATCATTTAACAATATAAATGATATTATTTTTTTTTCTTATGAAAAGAAAAATAATATCATATTGTATAATGTAAATAATAAACCTTTGGAAATCTAAAAAAAAAGTTTTAACTTTGACGATATGATAAAAGATTTTGAGAATAAGATGTTGAAATCCATTTTCAACAAACCCAGTATTCTAATCAAGAATATTGAATACATTACCCGTGATGAAATATTTGTTGAAAAGTATAACAAGTATATTCTTCAACACATTATAGAATATTACGGAAAGTATAATGAAGTCCCAAGTATAGATTTCGTTTGTGATATGATTATCAACGAAGGTGTAGCACCACAGATTACTAAAATCTGTATAGACCATTTGTTATTGGTAATTGACCCAATAGAACTTACTGAAGGTGAAATGAACTATTTGGAAGACAACCTAAAGAAAAGATTAAAGGACAATATTGTTTCCAAAACTGCGAACAAGATTGAAAAACTTTCAAGTGAAGAATTGGAAAAGGTGATTGTTGATGTGAATAATCTTCAACAAGAAAACCCGAACTACGAAACCATATTCCTTTGGGAAGAACTTGAAGAAGAAACAAGACAACCAATTCCAACCAAATTGGAATTGATTGATGAATACGGAATAGCAAAAGGTGAATTGGGATTGTTGTTGGCAGGAACAGGTGTGGGTAAATCCGTATTTCTAACCTATCTGGCAAATAATTTTATGTTGAATGGATACAAGACATTACACATAGTATTTGAGGGTCATAGAAACACTTATTTAAGAGCACACAGAACCAAACTTGGTAATCCTTCAACGGACGACTTACGAAGGGGAAAGACAATTTCCAACCTTCGTTTAGTCCAAATGAAATCAAATAACACAACAACCAAAGATATTGAAGCACTAATCAATAACACAATTCAAGATGGGTTTATTCCTGATGTGATTGTATTGGATTATGTGGATTGTTTGGTTGGGTCTAACAAGAAAGAAATATGGCAGAATGATATTTCAATCGTAAATGAATTGGAACACATCAGTCAAAAGTATAACATCGCATTATGGTCTGCGGTTCAAGCAAACAGAAGTGGAATAAACAAAGAACTATCAATAGAAAATATTTCAGGGTCAATATCCAAAGCACAGAAAGCATCATTTATCTTGGCTTTAACCAGAAGTCCCGAACAAGAAGAACAGAACCGAGCAACGATGTCTGTAATCAAAAACAGATTTGGTGTGAAAAGAAGTTCGTATAATTGTGTGTGGGTTCCAGCTGAAATGAAGATTGAACTACCTATTAAAGAAAAACCTTTATTATGAAACAGATAAACAGAATGGAACGATGGTTTCAACGACACGATGTAGAAGCTACAAAACGAAAAATGCTTGAATGGAATACTGATGATTATGAAATATTTTTTCTTAAAATATTTCACACATCATTAAATCAGGAAGAAAGAAACATTTTATATTTTCATTTAGAAAATGATAATATGGATATTGTTGATAATGATGACTATATTTATCAGGGGGGGTTTGCTTTCTAATAGTGTTTCCCATATACTATTCTTATTCGTTTGTCCTAACTATTCAACCCCCCTTTTTTAATTAAACGAAGATGGAACTAAATGATGATGATTTACTGATTAGAAGAAAGCGTGTTGATGAATACGGGGAATGGGAATATGAATGTAGGTATTGTGATAGATGGCTCCCCAAAACAAAGTTTAGGGGTTGTATAGATTACATAGACGCTTATGGGAATTGTTTGATGTGTATGAATTGTAGAGCATCAAAAGGACAACAAACACAAAGGGAAAATATGGATAGGGAACTAAAAGTAATTCTAAATAACTTGAATTATGATACATTAGGGAACATACCGATTTGGATACAATTTCACGAACGACATAATTTACCAATAAAAAACAAGGACAACTAATATTTATAGATTATGAATGATGTAATAACGACCGCTGTAATTGGTTTTATTTCAACGATAGTAGGATACATCGTTGGTAATAGAAAAACCAAGGCAGAAGCAAACAGATTGGAAATTGAAAATGTTAAAGAAGTAATATCTGTTTATACGATGGCAATAAATGACTTGAAGGCTGAAGTAAAAGAATTAAAATTACAATTAGAAAAATACCAAACCCATATTGAAAAATTGGAAAAGGAGTTATATTCTTTTAGAAGTGATATGAACCCTGAAGTAAAACGAAACGCACTATGATTGATAATGTAGAAGATATTGAAGTAGGTGAATTGTTTAACCTACCTATTGAAGACAGGAAGAAGGTAATAGAAGCAGGCGTTGATGTATTGTTTCAACAAATCATCATCACATCACAGATGACGGATATATTACCATCGCAGTTGTTGAATAACACACTAGCGAATATTGAAGAACAAATTAAACACCACACCGAAAACGACAACTACGAAATGTGTTATTATTTC